GTAAAAGATAGGTATGAATTGTTAGCTGGAATAATTGATTCTGATGGTTATTTACAACATAAAGGAACAAGTTATGCCATAACAATGAAATATCAATCTTGCATAGAAGATATACAGGAATTAGCTAGAAGTTTAGGAATGGCCACAACAACTCATGTTCGTTATAATAAGAAATATAATTCAAATTATTATGAACTACGAATACTTGGTAAAAACTGTATTAATATTCCCGTTAAGCTTGCTCGCAAGAAGTGTCGGCAAACAAAGAAAGATTTCAAACATTATCCTTTTAAGATAGAAAAAATAGGAGAAGGAGAATATTATGGAATTACTGTAGGTGGGAATCATTTATTCTTGCTTGAAGATTATACTATAGTCCACAACACTCAGCTTGCAAGTTATATCTATATGTATTCCGTATTGGAATATGTATTTAATCACAGGGATGAATGTTCTGCGCATATCATCTATTTCGGCATGGAGGAATCCAAGCAGAGGATTATGCACAGATATATCTCCTATCTATTGCACAAGCTTGACAATTACAGAATATCTCCCACGGACCTCAGGTCTACATCAAAGGATTATCCGTTGCCACAGGACATTCTTGATAAGCTGAGCACGGATGAACGATATGTAGAGAGGCTTAAATTCTTTGAGGAATGCGTCCAGTTTGAATCAGAAGAGACGAATCCCACCGGAATACTCAGAGTATGTGAGGATTATGCAAAGAAAGTAGGAGACTATACTACCGTCAAAGGATTTTCTCGTGGAAATGAGTTTCAGGAAGTAAATGTATTCCATTCTTATACTCCACACGACCCAAAGCATTATAAGTTATGTTTCATTGACCATGCAGGTCTTATAGACCAGGAAAGAGGAATGTCTCTCAAGCAATCAATGGACAAGCTTTCCGAGTATGCCGTCAAGTATCTGCGTAACAGATATAAATATACTGTCGTGTGGATTCAGCAGCAGGCCATGGAGAGCGAAGGTCTTGAGGCAATCAAGCAGAAAAGAATGGTTCCTTCCGTCTCTATGCTCGGAGATACTAAATATACGGCACGAGATGCGGATTTGGTAGTTGCTCTCTTTGACCCGTCACAATTCGGTCTTAAGAACTGGCTTGGATACAAGATAGATGATGATGCCGGCGGTGGATTGAAGAACTATGCAAGGTTTCTTTATGTTCTGAGATATAGGAATGGAGAATCCGGAGCGGTATGTCCTCTGTTCTTTGATGGTGCCGTGTGTGATTTTGAAGAGCTCCCAAGACCAGACGACCAGCAACATCTTACGAGATTTTATGAAAAAGCAAAAGAAATGAAATCTTTCAAGCAGAAACAGAAATTCTCGGCACTCGTCCTCACGCTTTTAAAAGTATTCTTTAATGGAAAATAAAGATGATTCCAAGGTTCTTCTTCAGATAACGTCATTGTCTGATGAAGAGTATGATGTTGCTGTCAGGTATGGAGTTATTTCCAAATCAGATTTTGCCAGCATCGTTACCACTTTTATCGACCTCGCAATGGAGGTAGACATGTTTCATGAAATACTTGTCGCTTCCATTACAGGTGTTGACATTTTGAAAAACAAGATTAATCCAGATAGAAAAAGCATTACAGAAAGTTAAAATGGCTACTACAGTATTGATTTGTGGCAAGACAGGTACAGGAAAAACTACTTCCATCCGCACTCTTGACCCAAAAGAGACAGTTATTTTCAGGGTTATCAAGAGAACCCTTCCGTTTAAGTATGGCGGACAGTATGGCAAGGAACAGCACAATCTGTTCGACACGCCATCATATGAGGATATTCTTAAAGGACTTGCCTGGGCTAACAAGCAGGACAACATAAAGAATATCGTCATTACTGACGGCACGTATATCATCCGTCAGGAATATTTCAAGCTGGCAGCACAGAAGGGATACGACAAGTATACTCTTTTCGCCATGCATATGCAGCAGATTCTCAAGGCTATCCAGGAATGCCGTGACGACATCAAGGTATTTATGGAATATCATGTCGAGAGTAACGTTACGGATGCCGGCGTCACAGAATATAAGCCTTCTACTGTTGGAAAGCTATTGGATAATCAGTATAACATACTGGAGAATGTAGATATTGTTCTTTTCGCCAATCCGGAGTATGAGGACAAGGAGATTAGGTTCGGCTTCATTACCAACAGAACCCTTGACCGCAATGGTGCAGAGATTCCTGCAAAGACTCCATGTGGAATGTTTGACGAACTCTTCATTCCTAATGACCTCAAGTATGTTGCTGATAAGATAGACGAATTCTACGCATAATGGACAGGACTGAATTGCAATCAAAAGCAGCACAGACACTGTTCAAGACGAAGAGATTGGTCTGTCAGTGGGCTACCGGTACGGGTAAGTCCAGAGTGGCATTGCAATTCATATCTGACCATTCAGGAATGAAAACCCTCATTCTCGTTCCAGAGCAGAACAACATAGAAAACTGGAAAAGAGAGTTTGATAAATTCTCTGTTCCTCTTAATAATGTTGAGATTGCATGCTACGCTTCTTTTCATAAATATAAGGACATGTGTTTTGATTTCATCTGTTTTGATGAAGTTCCTCATATAGATACCAGCAAGAGGAGGGCGATATGTGATACCGTAAAAGGAGAATATATCCTGGCCCTTGGTGCCGTCATCAGCGATGATGAGCTTTTCGCTCTTGAGAACGCATATGGAAAGTTCTTTGTTTCAACCATAGACCTGGATTATGCCATAAAGAATAATCTTTTGCCAATTCCCGTGGTATATATATTACACATGGAGCTTGACAATCAGAATATGAAGTATTGGTATAATGGAGAACGGCATACTGCAAGAGGCATATATAACTGTATTGTCAGAAAGATACAGAATGCAGTGGATGCGTATAATCACAACGCTTCTGACCGTAATAAGAGAAAGATGCTCAGCTACGGCAACGAACGCAAGCGTTTTCTCGGAGAGATGAAACATGAGGCAATCGCTAAGATATGCTCTGAGCTGGACAAGAAGAACAAGAGATATATATGCTTCTGTTCATCAATTAATCAGACCATAGAAATAGGTGGTGACGACAGGTCGTTCACTTCTAAATCACAACGTTCACTTAAACATTTGGAGAGATTTAATTCCGGAGAACTGAACTCATTGTTTGTCGTAGGCAAATGTATAGAGGGAGAGAATCTCAAGGATGTTGACTGTGGAGTAATTGGTCAGATAGGAGGAACGAAACGAATCACTGTTCAAGAGATAGGAAGGATATTACGCAGTGATAATCCGGTTATTTATGTTCCCGTCTTTGATGGCACCAAGGATGACGGGTTCTTATATACATTAACTACAAGTATTCCAGAGAAATACATACAACATTATAAATATAATATCTAAACATAAAATATTATTACCAACATGAGTACTGTTACACTTACACAAGAAAAAGAGAAAATCAAGAGTATTATAAATTCTTATAAGTCTGAAGCAACCAGGTTGCAGACAGAAATCAACGGCATTGAAGAGAAATATAAAAGGCTTGCCGAGCAGGAAAAGGCAGCTTTGGTTTCCGCTGTTGATTTCTATGAAGCTGCAATAAATGCAATGGCTGTTCTTGTCAACATGGAAGAAGTAAAGGCTAAGGCTGAAACAGAAATAAAAGTTGACGAGGATGTCGTTGTTGACAACCTTTTCCCTGAGAACAATGTAGAGGAGAAGGAAGATACTGTTGTTGAGGAGGAAGTCGCAGAAGAAGATAACCTTGAACTTGAAGAGCTCAAGAAAGATGATTCTGTGTTAGACTTTGAAAAGGAAAATACTAATGAGGAAGTAGTGACAGAAGAAACTATTGATGACGACCCCAATCAGTTTCCTGACACAGTAGAAGAGTGGTTATAGTTTTTTAATAAATAGTTCTGTTATGATTGAAAATTTTAATGCTAGCAAGAACTCAAGTGGTGAGTTCGTAGACATCAAGAAGTACATTGGAGTTGCAAGCATCAACATTCTTGCTATCAACCCAGATAATAATAAATTGCGCTCTTATGGGTGGAGCATTCCAGAAGACGCGGAAGAGCCCAAGTATCTCATAATTAATGAGGACGGTAAGAAATCCGCTCGAATTCGTTTCCTGGTGCAGATTCAGGACCTCGAGGAGAAACCTATCATTGCCCTTGATTTCTGGGCCCGTCCAGAGCTTCAGCTAAATTCTGATGGAACCAAGTGTAAGATTATAGATTCTTATGGTCGCACAGCATGGGCTACCAAGAGCGAGGTCCAGAGTCATAGTATTCCTCAGTATGCAAATGGTCCTGCAAGTATATCTCCTGATTACAAGCCTTGTCATTCAGGTGAGGAGAGTCTCGTTCTCTTCCTTATGAAATGGTTGAATATGACTCCTCCTCAGATTATGATTAACGGTGCATGGACAGCATCTACCAAGCCTGGTCGCCTCACTATTGATAACTGGGCAAAACTGTTCTCAGGAACTAAGGATTCTGTTGATGAGATTGCAGGTTATGTAGCCGCTAAGGCTGACAATAGATGCAAGGTTATTCTCGGAGTAAGGAAGAATGATGAGAACAGGTCTTATCAGACATTCCTTCCAACCTGTTTCCTTGCTAACGGTTCTCCTCGCGACCTCAACGGAAACTATCCCAAGGCTGCCAGGGAGATAGAGAGGTATATGAATGGCAGGGATGAGAACAGCGTCATCTTCTCCGCAGCTAATGTCGCTGAATATAAGGAGACCGCCACTGAGGTAACAGATAATTCAGCTAACACT